GTCTTTTTATCATAGTAGTTATCTAGACCTCCCATTCCGGGTAAGACTCCAATGTAGTCCATCATCCAGTCAGTAGTAGCTCCAGCACCTATATCAGCTAGATTTCTAAAAGTATCATTTACTCCCTGTGCGGAATAGTTATCATACTTTTCTTTTCTTGTATCCTTTAACTGTTCATATTGATAGGGAGTCATACCATAGTATTTTAGATACCATGCTTCTTTAGCTGCCTCTCTTTGTGCAGTTAAATTTTCATCTTTTCCCCAAATAGAACCAGTTGTTATTAAAGATAGACGTGGGTTTTCAGCTTTACCAATATCTTTCCAGTTATTGTACTCCTCCCACATCTGATTTTTGTTATCTTCATCAGATACATCTACAGAACTAGACGTACCTTCACCTCCTTGACCCGGAAATCTTCCAGCTGGAGTAGGAGTAACTTCTTTTTGTACAGTAGTATCGCCACTAAATGTAGTATCAGCTTGATCTGTAGCAGAGAGTGGTTGCAGTTCAGCTAATAAAGTACCTTCCTCTTTTCTTTCTCTTTCATCTAAGAGATTTTCATCGTTTGTTATTGACATATGTTTTAATTTGCTAGAGGATGAGGTGTAGTAAAGAATGGATGACTAAACAACCCTCGTTTCTTTTCTACTTTTATTGCTTCTTGTGATTTTTCTCCGGGTACACAAATACCATCTTGAACCATTCCACTATAACAAGCTACTTTTTCCGTATTAGATTCGCTTAAAGGTTTATTTACTTTTATAGGTGATTGATCCATTGTAGCATTTGCATACTCTATGCTACCTTCAGGTATCTCAGCATCTACACCGATACTTTTAAAGTAAGCATTCCATATATCTCTTCTAGTGTATTGTTTTTTATTGTCTACAAGAGGTTGGCGATGGAATATGTGTTCTACTACATTATTCTTTTTTATGGGTATACCAGCATTAAGATGCCGTATAGCTCTATCAGCGTCATCAATAGGTATAAGAGTTTTTGATACTTCACCCTCACCGTTTGCATCTTTAACTTGAACAGAACCTTCTGTCATACCAGTAAATAAATTTTCAAGACCTTTTGAACCTCCTTTTAATTTATTATCTATCTCGTCAGTAGTTACTGAAGGATTTACATCTTCTTCATCTACATCAAATAAGAATCTAGTTGAAAGACCTTTATTATCTCTTCTATAAATACCTGAACCTGACCCTCCGTTAGCTGCTATTTTTTTATCAATCTTATCAGTTAAAGCATCTATTTTTTCTAAATCAGTTTCACCAGAAGAATCATATACTTCACTGAATGTTTTTAGTATATCAGATTTAATAGCTTCAACTGTTCTGCCATAGTGTGCTGTAGTTAAAGACCCCGGTTTTGTAGCCTCTGAGCCTAAAATACCTCTTAGAATTTCTTTAGCTTTAGAAGTTAAATTAGCACCAGTATATCCCATTCTGTTTAATACTTCTAATTGTTCTACTTTACTTTCCCACTGTGCTTTAGTATCATCATCTAAATACCGTAAGTATTCAGTTAAGTTTTTTAAATCACCAGCTTTGTATAAGTCAGTTAAATTAGATTGAACAATATTTCCTGTTTTATTATATGCAGAGTAAACTTCATATTTAGTTAGTTGGTCTATAGTCTCTGGTAAATCAGCGTAAGTTTTCTTTAACTGTTTAAGTACACTAGGATCTTGTAAATTTAGTTTACCTGCTTTAGCTTTTGTATCTATATCAATTTGAGCTGCAGCATCTCTATTCTTAATGCTAGCTTTAAATTTATCAGAAACTTTCTTTTCATATGCAGCCCAAGCATCATCAAACTTATTTTCTAGCTCTTCTCCGTGTCTACCTAACCAAGTTTGTTTAGTCGGGTATGTCATAGTTCTACCGTCATCATGAAAATGCCTGTCAGCGTCAGGATGAGGCTGTAAAATAGTATGATTTCTAGCTTGTTCTTTAGAAACAAACCTTCCTGATTCTATATCAGATTCCATTATCTGTATAAAAGCATGGTGTCTGTTATGGGTAGGCGAAACAACTTGACCATCGTCATTTGTTCTGTAGGTACCAGCTTCATGATTAACTCTATGTTGAAGACTAGAGTTATAATCTAAAAAACTATTACCAGTTGCTGTTATAAGACCTTTCTTTTTGTCAGCAGGTGAGCTATTTAAAAATTGCACTGGAGCTATTAAACCTTCAGTTTGTTCACTCCACTCTGCTCCTGTTTGCATTTGAGCTTCAGCATGTTCTATATCTTCAAGAGGTTTAATTATATCAAACTCTTTTTTAGCCCACTCGTCAAAAAAAATTCTACCAGCTTCAGACCCCGGATCAACTTTATAATATCTTGCTAGTTCATTTTTCCTAAGATACATTAACTGCCTAGCAGTTTCTGCATTCCATGGAATGTCTTGTTTGTTAGCTAAAGCTTCTAAATTACGTTTTTCTGTTCCAATTTCATCTAGTTCTCTTTGAAGTAAAGCTTTTGTACTTTTTTTGTTTATTCTTAAACTTATTTCAGATACATGTCCTAACCTTTCATCTAACTCATCTCTACTTATTAAACCTTTATTATAATCTCGCCATACTTTTTCTGCTATATTTAAACCTTCTTGATCAGCTAGATTATTTAATTTAGAAGCACCCTGAGAAAACTTCATATGTTTTTCATCATGATACGCAGCCTTTAACTGTTGGTTAGACTGATATGTAGTAGCTATATCATAGATATCTCCAGCAGCTTTTGTGTATTGCTGTGCATAAGTAGTAGAGAAATCTTGCCAAAATTTAGACTGTTTCTCATACTCTTTAGCCTCACCCATTAACGCTTCTACTTCTCTCTTACCTCTAATCGAAGTGTTTTCGATAGCAAGGTTATCACGTTTGTTGTAGAAATTTTGTAGTGATCTGTTGTGTTCAATTTCTGAAGCAGCATTACCTCGTAAAGCTTGTAAATTCTGCTTGCTGTATGCTTGGTCTTGTTGGTTCTGTTCTTTTAGGTGTCTAATCTGGCGATCTTGTTGTTCTTGAAATGCTCGTAAGCCAAGATCACCAAAATTAGCTGCCTTGAAACGACCCCCTTGGGCGTGTCTCTTATATGCCATAGTTAATTAAATAATTTGTATGCTTGTAAACCTCCGCTTACAATGCTTGGTATAGCTGCACCCCATGCTGCAGAAGAAGCTGCACTTGCAGACATCATAGCTCCTTTAACAGGAGGGGGTCCAAAGTGGAATTCTTGCAATGCTTCTGGATCATCATAAACAGTTCTAGGAGTTTCAATCGGTTGAATAGGCATTGGTAATTCACCGGGATCTGCCATCTTTGCAGCCCACGCTGCTAAATCAGCAGAAAACTTTTCATTCTTTATATCTTCTAGTGCTGATAAAGTATTTAGACCAGCACTTGATAGCCCCTCATTTAGAGCAGCTACTTGGAAACCAAAGCTAGCAGCAGCAGCTTGGTGTGTTTTACCTACTGATACACCAGATTGACCTAGTGCTCTTATTTTACCTTCTTCTTGTAAATGTTTTATTCTTTGTTCTTGTGTACTAAAAGTAGCTTCTGTATGTATTTCATCTAGTTTTCTTAACTCATCTTGTTGTGCTTTTTGAGATACTTTTTCATTATACCCCGTTTTCATAGCAAACAGTTTATTTGATTTGTCATACTGAGCATCGAGTGAATCTTGCTCTCTCTGTCTAATCATCAACTGATGAGCATAATTTTTATTATTTATTGCATCTTGATAAGCTGCTTGACTTTCATTATTTTGTCTTTTTGTAGCAGTCTCTCCTACCCTAAAAGCGTGTTCAGATTTTAGCTGATCAATCTTCATATTGTACGCTTTAGTGTCGTACTCAAATTGACGCTCTGTAGCTTCGTTTTGTTTATTAGCGTTTTTCTTAGCAGCTTTTGCTGAACTACGTGCTCCTAATAAACCAGCACCCACGCTGATGATTGCACCCCATGGCATAATTTAAAACCTCTTATAGAATCTCGGTGAATAATTACCTTCCCACATCATTGAATTTAAAGACACAGGAAATGGTGAATCATTAAATATTCTTAATTGGAAGTTGTTTGATTTCTGATGGATTGGTATAGTAAATACTGATTGTTCACTTAATGCTATATCATTAGCTAAGTAAGTATCAGCCATTTGTGTAGGATTTAAGTTGTACCATTCATCAAGGTATATTAATACTTTTACTCCTAAACCCGGAGCACTATCCATAGTAATTTGATAATCACCTGTTACATCAAATGCTGTAGTCACCACTCCATCTAATTGAATTTTAATTTGATCTTTATCAATATAATCTAGATCTTCTTTAATCCAGTTAAAGATAGTAGTAGAGTTATCTCCAGTATATTCTTTTTTACCTTGTCTGATACCTGTTGATTTAAGTTTAAAACCCATTACACCAGATAAACCTACAGCAAATTTCATTCTAGCTACAGTTAAAGTAGCAGTATAATCTGTTTGTTTTTGGCTTTGATCAGTTCTAACGTATGTCTTAGGTAATATAACATCTAAATCATATTTCCATCCAACTATTACATCATTCTCTACACTTGTTAAATCTTTACCTTCTACTTTAAAATAAGGATCACCATCATTTGTAACAACAGTAGGTGTAGTAGTAAATCCAGATTCAATAAACTGTCCAGTTGCAGTTGTACCTTTAATAATTATAACAGGACTTAAACCTGTAACATTAACCCAAGGTATATAACATTTAGAAAAGTTATTAGTAGCATCATAGTCTACTTTATTATTAGCTGCTGCATTACTAGCTGAAGTATATAAATCCATACAAGGATTAATTCTACTGCCATCATTATTAACAATAATAGCGTCAGAGGGACTCTGGCTTAAACTAGCTACACTTAATGTAAATTGACTGCCTTGTTTAGTAACAGCAAACATGTCGTCTGAGTCAACAGCCATGCCTTGTACATTACCCATTAACTGCCAATTAAACCATGCTTCTAAAACATTTTCCTTACCATCATTATATGTACGGTAAAAATAAATTTTATTATCTGACTGACTAGACAGTGCTAAGAATTGATTTTGTGGACTAGCAATAAACGTATCTATTCCAGACGGTATCCACTCATTTACGACTCTTCCGATGTCTAATACTTGAGGGTTTTCATCTTGACCACGTGTGACCATTCCGAACACTCTAGTGTAAGCTGGAGTTTTACTTATGAAATTAATATTAGTACCCATATCAACAGGATCTACATCTGTATCCATCTCATAGTTAGATATGGTTCTAATTGTAGTAGTTGATGGTGTCAGAATTCCGTTACCAGACCCCATAAGAAACTGTTGATTCTGACTAAATAGGACTAAACCCTGTGTAGTAGGAATCACACCATGAAGTGCTGCTGGTCGAATTGCTGAACAACTTAAATCTACTGGATCTGAATCAGTCTGTGTTTGAGCAGAGATAGTATAGAAGTTATAGAAATCCTGTGTTTGACTTAAAGTTACATTATCGTTTGATAATAAACCTAGTCTACTGTTATGAAAAAATGATTGTTGTATTTTAGCCCCAACAAAACTGGGTTGTGGATTTGTTATATTATCACCTACTTTTCTAGCTGTCCAAGTTATTTTTCTAAACTGAAAAGTATTAGTAGATGTATTAACTAATTCATGTGGCATAGTTGTATCAGTTAAACCTGTAGATACAGTTGGGTCTACTGTTTCAGCCCAATAACCTCTACCAGATACACCATCTTCTGCTACAAATTTAGCCCAATATGTATCGTACAATGAATCAGTATTAACAACTTTTATTGTTCTATCATGTAAAGAATTGTATGGTAATTGTGATACATTGTCTACAACATCTTGTACTACACTTAATTTATCATTACTAACTCCTCCAGAAGCAGTAATTTTAAATCCAGTAGCACCACTATTTCTTACTAAATGTAAAGAATCATCATATTTTGTAACTACTAAATTAGTTACATTTAAACCATCTATACGAGATTTTAATTCAGTTAGTAGTTCACTGTATGTTGCTGTAGCAGGTGAGTCATACTCTGTTATAGTTTTAACATTACTACCATTAACATCTTTAATTTGAACATTGTACTTACCTACTGGATTACCGCTTAATACTAATGCAGCTCTAGCTTTTGTATCAAAGGTTGGAGCTGTTATAGCTGTTACTGTATGTAAGTTATTAGTTATAATAGATGTATCTTGTACACTTAGTACGTCATAGTTTGTACGTGCTCCTGTAAGGTACGCCTGTGCTCCTGTACCGTAGGTAACAGTACACACAACCCCAGTAGTAGCATTCCATATATCTATGTCTCCTGTACCGCCTCCTGTAGCAGGTTTGATACAGCCTATATATTTCTCATCATTATCTCTGTGTATATAAAACCACTTACAACTATCGTAAGTAGTTCCAGTACCTAAAGTAGCTACCCATTTAAAACCCGGTCTCTTAGTAAGACCAAAGGTAGGATCAGGATAACCATTTAAGCATTCTTTTACTTGGTTTGGTAGTTTTTTATCGTCAGATTGTCTAGAGACTCCTCCTAAATAATCAGGTACTCTTTGAGTAATAGATGCCATTATCTTTTAAGTGCTTGAAAAGGTTCATAGCCTTGATAGTAATTCGTTTGACCTTGTGGTTGACCAAAGAATGTATACTGACCTTGCTGTGTTTCATACTCTAAAGCTAGTGCTCTTAGGTATGCTTCTTGTTGTTGAAGCATTTGGTATTGACCATTGTCTCCAACTATTCTTTGAGATACTAAAGTAGCAGCTCTAGCCGTTATAAAGTCTTGTATTGGTTGAGGTAAATCTACCCAATTAAACTCATATATAACATCACACTCTATAGTATCTTCTGCCCATTGATCTGTATGATGAGCTTTGTCGTATAGCCTGCCATTTCTACGAACAGCATCATACTCCATATTAGCTGCATTTTCTGACAGCTTTAATTGGATTACATTGTTTGGTATGTTTATATAGTTATCTGTATCTGGAGTAAATTCAACGTGGTTCTCCTTATTAAAAGTCCAGCCTTCAGCTTGGACTTCTCTGTTCACCTGTAACAACGTATCGTATACAATCGCAACGTCTGGGTTGGTAGTGTCCAACGTGGTTACAGGAGCCTGACCACATGACGACAGGATTTGATTTATGGCAGGTAATTCTTTTGTAGCGTTAGTGGTAGGAAAAGGCATGATTATAATTTGTAAATAAAAAAGGGAGCCGAAGCCCCCTTATATGTGCATAGATAATATATGTAAATATTAACCGTTTGCTGGATATGTTCCACCGAATGCAGCGTTGCCTGTTGAAGCTGGTGCAGCACCTGCTAACAATTCAACACAAGCAGCTGGGTTGAGGAAATCCGCACCCATTGCTAAGCGTCCGAGAATAACGTCACCTTGGTAGACCACACTAACATCCCCACTAGTAACTTGTACTTGAGGTCCGATAGCTTCGACTACACCTGCAGCTTCCTTCTGGAAGATAAGTCCGCAAGAGTTAGCAAAGTCTGTAGCGTTACCGTAGTTACCGTTTATACCAGTAACAGAAGCACGTGCGTCTTCAGCAGCTTCACCAATAAATGAACCTACGTTTCCGGGTGATGTAACACCGGGATTTGTAGCTGATGCAGAGCCATATGTAGTACCATACTTACCGAAGAATGGAATGTTCATTGACTTGTAGATCTTGATGCCTGCAATTTCAATGATTCCGTTACCTTTCTGTAAGGTGTCACCCTGCTCGTCACGGTTGATTAAACCATTAGATCCTACAGCTTGAATTAGCTCGTAGTACTGCCTTGGGTTAAGAACACCTACTCTACCATCGTTACTAATTCCCTTCTCATCTAGAGCCGCTGCGGCGTCGTAGAAGGCGTTTATTAGACAAGTAGAGTCATAAGCTGCAGTAGCGTTGGTAACTCCAGATCTTGTAAGTTGGATCTGCGTCCCACCGGGTTCTACAAAGTTTGACTTAGTAATAGGTGATGCTAGTCTTGCACCTTTAGCAATTTGACGGAAGATGAGTCTGTCATACTTTTCAGCAAGAGCGTATCCAATCTTCTTAGATATCTCTCCCCTCAATTCGTAGTGAGCCAACGTCTCGTCTAGCTCGTATACAAAGGCTGAGCTGATTAGGAGATCATCAACAGTGATGGTCTTCTCGGCTACTGGAGGTGCTCCGTCACCGTTTCCTAATATAGCGTTACCCGGAGTATGGTACTCAGCGGTTGTTCGCCCTGTGTAAATAAACTGTAAAGATTTCCCGTTCTTTAGGGTTCTCTTCATCACTAGATCCCTAGCAATTGCATTGTTTTGGAATCCTTTAAACATCTCACCAGAAAACAGCTTAAGATATAGTGCTCTAGCGTCTCCTGTTGAGTTCGATTGACCTGCTCTTGTAAGCGAGGTGGTCAAATCTGATGACTGATGTGCCATTATTTTGTGTTATTTTAAAAATAGATATGTACTTTCTTCAGCTGAAATTTTTTGATCATTTGTTGTGGTCTATCCCACCGTCTAGACGGCTAAAGGGTATCCTCCATAGAGGGCCAAAAGCCAATTAGAATGAGGTCCGACACTGAGGTGTCTCATTCCTGTGGTAGTTCAAATGCATTGATTCTACCATAATAAAAAAGGCCAGTAGTCCGAAGACTACCAGCCATAATTCATTAAACCCCTTCATAAAGTAGACAGTGCTTCTTCTAAAGAGATATCCTCATCAAATTTTTCCGTTGGAGTTTCATGCTCTTCTGGTTTATTGTGATGGGACTCTGGTGAGAAGGACGTTACTGACGCCCTAGCTCTATCTGTCTGATGTGACATTAGCGTGTGATTGCTTTGGTGTACTTGTTGCCACGATACACGTAGGTTACTTTGATTGTCATTGTAATCTATTGTACCTAGCCCCCGTTCCATGGCTAGCTGACATGCGTCCTGTAAGGATGAACGGACGTTGTTTTATTTTTTCTTTTTAGGAAAGCCTGCTTTCATATTCTTGTAAGCTTTCGGTGTAATAGTAGATTTCTTTTTAGATCTACTAGTACCTGCTTTCTTTCTTTTGTTTATGTTTTCGTATAAACTCATTAGCATTTCCATTTACGAAGGGCAAGTGCTTTACGGGTAGGCTTACCATTCTTTTTCATTGGTCCCTTTACCCCTTTCATTCTTGCACAAAAAGATTTCTTACGTGGACCCCCTTCAGGCTGCGGAGCCTTCAGGTTAGAACCAGTAGCTGCATTATACTTCTTGCGACCAGCAGCTGTCAACCCCCCAGATCGGCTTTTATGTTTACCGATCTTGAGGCTGACACTTTTCTTTTTCTTCTTGGGTGCCATTAGTATTTCTTCTTTACTTTTTTCTTAGCCTTAGCTGCAGCCTTTTTACCAGCTGCAGTATAAGGATATTTCTTACCATTAACATTAGGCATTTTGGATCACCTCCGTAGCCGCTAAGTCAAGCGGAAAATTGTGTGCGTTTCTCTCATGCATTACTTCCATACCAAGGTTAGCACGGTTTAATACATCGGCCCAAGTGGGGACAACCGACCCGCTATCTGTGACGATAGACTGATTGAAGTTGAATCCATTGAGATTAAAAGCCATAGTGGAGATTCCCATACTGGTAATCCATATGCAAA